CCCGGTCCACTCCAGGACGGCGCCGTCTGGCGAGACCGCACGGAAGCGGCTCGCCGGGGCGCGCACCTCCCACACCGGGAAGGCGTGGGCGTCGCCGTCGTTCTCCAGGACGACGTCGCCCGTGATCTGCGAGGGGGACACCTTGAGCTGGGACAGGTCGGGCAGGAGCCCGCGGTTCGATGCCATCGGCTAGCCCCCCAGGGTCACGGTGCGGACGATCTCGCCTTGCCAGAACGGGTTGGGGGCGCGGAGCGTGACGACGGTTCGGAGCTCTCGCTCCCCGTCGGTGTCCGAGCCCCAGGCGAAGTCGCCACCGCCGACGCGGTAGGTGTCGATGGACCACGACGTGCCGTCGTCCTCAATGAGGCGCAGGCGGCACTTGCCGTCGAGCATCCGGGCGAGCCTGGACCAGAGCGCCGTGAGGTCGCTGCGGTCCAGGCCCACCACCAGGAGCGGGAGGTCGATGTCGCGGGGCAGGACGCGGCGCCCTCGGTAGAGGGCGCCATCCCCGGCCCCCTCCAGCCAGCGGATGCTGACCGGGGGGAGGCCGAAGCCCGTGGCGCCGGAGAGCGCCTGAATGCCGCGCCCGTACTTGAACACGTAGTCCAGGTCGAGCGCGTCCGTGTCGTTCTCCAGCGCGAGAGAGGGCATTAGAAGCCCACCGCCCTTCCTCGGGAAAGTGCAGCGAACAGGTCCTCCTCGGAGCCGAGAGAGGAGCCTTCCGCAGCGTTGTAGTTGATGACCTGCTGCTTGAGAACGGGGCCCATGAACTCGGCCTCGTCGAGGGCGGCGTGGGTGTCCGCGGCCATCTTCTTCGCCGCATTGACGGCGTTCTGCGCGCGGGCCTCGATGCCGTCCGCCATTGCGTCGCCGATGGACATGCCGGAGTAGAGGACCCACCCCTTGCCGGAGAAGGGCCCTTCCTTGGCCGGGCTGAACGGGAACAGGTCGCGGATGTCGGAGAGCACGTTGGAGACCGACTTCTTGGCCTCGTCGGCGCGATCGCTAATGCCCGCGGTGAACCCGTCGATCAGGGATCGACCGGAGGCGATCAGCCACGTCCCGATGTTCGAGACGGCCTTCTCGATGTCCTTACGCAGGCCCTCGATCTTGGTCTGGACGCCGGAGACCGCGGTCTCAACGTCGGCCTTCATCTGCTTGAACCAGGCGATCACCGCGACGACCTGGTCACTCACGGCCCCGATGAACGCGGCGATGGCCTGGAGCTTGGGGTTGACCTGCTCGACGATCACTCGAACCAGCTCGATCATCGGCGTGACGATGTACTCGAACAGCTCGATGAGGAGCGGCATCGCCTCGACGATGATGGGCGTCAGCTCGACGAGCAGGTCGGTCGCGGTGCCGGCCAGCTCGACGAACACGTCGGCGTTCTCAGCGACCTTCCCGATGATCTCGCCGAGGGCTTCGATCAGGTCGGGACTGGTGGCCTTGAAGATTTGCGCGAAACAGTCGGCGATGACCGGCAGGAGCGGGCCAAGGTCGTCGGCCAGCGCAGACCAGAGGTCGACGATCTGCGGCAGGAGCTCGATGATGGCGTCGGCGAGCATCTTCACCATCGGGACCAGGAGCGGGCCGATGGCGTCGATGACCGGGGTCAGGGCCAGGGCCAGGTCGGCGATCGCCTGACCAACGACCGGGAGAATCTCCGCGACGGGGCCCGCGAGCGCCAGCGCCAGGTTGACGAAGGCGTCCACGAGGCCCGGCAGGGAGGGCGCGATGGCCTTGATCGCGTCAGCGAGACCCGTCGAGAGGAGCTCGATGACGGGGGTCAGGCCGTCCACGAGGATGACGAACGCCGGGGCGACCGCCTCCACGAACGACGTGATGAGCGGCGCGAACGCCGCCGCCAGGTCGCCGATCAGCGTCAGGACGGCGCCCATGATCTCGCCGAGCGGCTTCCACATCGGGGTCAGCGCGTCGATCGCCACGAGCAGGTTGTCGAACAGGCTGACGATGCTGTCCTGCATGGCCGGCGCCGCGAGGGCGTTGGCGATGTCTCGCAGGAGGGTTCCGATCGCGGGGCCGGCGCTCTCCATGACCTTGTCGAACGTGTCGGCCAGGGTGGCGAACAGGTTCGAGAAGGCGGGGCCCGAGATGTTGCCGATCGCGTACATCGCGTCGTGGGCGGCGGTGAGCGCCGTGACCATGCCCGTCTGGAATGCGGGGGAGTCGACCGCGGCGTGGACCCGCTCCAGCGTGTCGGCCATCATGCCGAGCGTGGAGCCGCCGGCCTCCTTCGCTGCGCGGCCGAGGCCGGACAGGGTGCCGTACAGCTCACTGAATACGTGCCCCAGCTCGACCAGCGCGGCGATGCCGTTGTTGATCCACGTCTGGAGCTCACCGGACTGCTCCGTGCGGTCGAGGAACGCCGCGAACCTGTCGGTGATCTGGACGAACCAGCCCGCCAGGCGGGGCAGGAGCGAGGCGCCCTGCCGGCCGAGAATCTCGATGATCGTGACCATGCCGGTCATGCCGCCGCTGGCGATGTTGATGCTCTCGCCGAGGTCGGCGAACATTCCGGCGAGCGCGCCATTGAGGCCACCGCCCAGCGCATCCGCCAGGGCGCCGAACCAGCCACCGAGCTGCTTCGAGGTGTGGATCAGCCCCGCGGACAGCTCGGGCAGGAGGGAGTCGATCAGGTCCCGGAACGGCTTCTTCGCCTCGGACCAGAAGGTCGAGGACATGGCGTCCTGGAGGTGCCCGAGCGCCTTCTTGACCTCGGGCAGCACGACGTTGAAGTCCTTGAGGACGGCGATCGAGGCGCCAAGGCCAATCGCCATTCCGCCGAGAATGCCAGGGAGGCCGAGAAGCGCCGGGCCGATCTGCGCCAGGGACGACGACAGGGCGAACAGGTTGCTCGCCGCGCTCAGGCCCCAGCCGGCCACGCCGGCAATGCCGAGCGCGAGGGCCGACAGCTTGGGGATGGCCTTGTCGATGTTCGACAGCCAGTCGGTGAAGTTGGTCGTGACGTCCCACAGCATTCGGCCGCCGGAAAGGGCGGCGATTGCGGTGCCGGCCTTGGCGAGCGACTTCTGGTTGACCCGCACAACGAGGTCGACGTAGCGGCGGCGGTTGATGATCGCCAGCTCCGCGGACGCCTTGCCGTGGTCGAGTGCGACCTGGAGCTCGACCTTCTTGCCGTCGTAGTCGTCGACGAGGTCCTTGAGCTGCTCGCGCGTGTGGTGAAGCGACTCGGCGCCGTTGTTGACGTCGATCTCGACGGTGCGCTGGCGCGCGAGCTCGGCGTCGATCTTCTTGAGCGCCGTGCGGTAGGTCTCGATGTCGTGGGGGTCGATCTCGATGCGGATGTCGACGCTGGACGCCTGGAGCGCCGCCTCCAGGCGCGCCTTCTCCACCTTGAGGCTGGCCTCGTCGAGGTGGACCTCGACCTTGTAGGTCTCGCCCAGCTTCTCCAGCTCGGCGTCGATCCTCGCCAGGCCCCGCTTGATGGAGTCGGTGTCGTCGAGGTTGACCGCGATGTTGATGGCCTTGGCGGAGCGCTGCGCAACCTCGACGGCGCGCTCGACCTCCTGCTGGAGGCCCTCGTTGAGGCGCAGGTCGACGCCGATGGCCTTGAGGTTGCGCTCGATGCGGTTCAGATCGGCGCGCAGATCGTCGCCGAAGTCAGTGGTGTCGGGAAGAACCTTGACGGCCACGCGGCCGATGACGACGGACTTCCCGACACCCATGTGCTACCTCCGTTGCATTCGCGCGAACAGACCGGCGACGGTCTCGTGCGCGCCCTTCTTCTCTGTCTTGGGTCGCGGGAACGGCGTGAACTTGGGGGCCTTGCCCTTTGCCCATGAGCCGGTGCCGCGCGTGTTGTTGTTGATCGCGTCGTAGACGCTCGCGATCAGGTGACGGTCCATGCCCCAGCCGAGGTGCTCCGCACCCCCAGCCGCGATGGCGCTGGTCATTCCGTCGTCGGGGAGCCTCTCGATGAGCAGGACGAGCAGGCGCGGGGCCGGTCCGCGACCAGCGATCGCGTCCACTAGGTCGATGCCGTAGTGGAAGCGGAGGTCGGCGTACAGCCCCGCGCCGTACTTGTCGATCAGCTCACAGAGGCCGAGGCTTCCCCCACCTGGACCGCCCGCGAGTAGTTCTCGAACGTGGTGACCAGGAGGGCGAGGCTGCCGTCCAGGGCGGCGACGAGCTTGGCGCCGGCCTCCGGGTTCTCGGCGACGATCGTGAGGATGCTTTCGAGGACCTGCTCCTGGTCGACGGTCTCGTTCTCGTCGTCGCTGTTGAGGCGCCCCTGCTCCGCGATCAGCGCCTCCCGCCGCGCCTTGGTCATCTGGAGGGGGTTGAGGAGCTTCACCACCACGCCGTCGTCGAGGGTGACGGGGAAGTTGCCGTACTTCGCCTCTGCGGCGGCGCGGATGTCGTCGAGCGTGAAGGACTTGGTCATGGTTTGCGGACCTCCGGTTGGGGTGGGTGATTGCGGACCTGGCGATGCGGCCCCGAGTGGGGCCTCCCCCCGCGCCGGGTCCGCTACTCAGCGCGGGGGGAGGGGTACGTGGGCCGTCAGCCCTGGGTGTCGCCGAGCGGCGTGACCGAGTACGGGTAGGTGTTCGTCCCGTGGATCAGCGGCGTGATGGCGAGGGGCAGGCCGGCCAGGCTCTCCGTGTCGGAGAGGGCCAGGGAGTCGGAGCCGATGATCTCCGACTTGGGGACGTGGATCGCGAAGATGCTCTCCGCGTCCACGAACACCGCGAGGAACGCCTTCACCGTGGGGGTCGGGTTCTGCGGGACGCCGATGGTACCGTCCGCGTTCTCCGGCGCGTTCGAGCCGTAGTAGAGCTTGAGGCTCGGGGTGTCGAACTGCTGGAGCGTGATGTTGAAGGTGTCGACCTTCGTGGTGCGCGAGGTGCGCAGGGTCTTGTTCTGGAGCGTGCCCAGGACCGTGACGTCGCCGCCCTCGGTCGCCTGCGAGAGGATGTCCTCCAGCGAGGTGTGACCGATGTTCTCCCACGTCCCCGAGGGGATGGCGGACAGGTCGGTCGGGAGCGGGGTGCCGACCGGGCCGGTGAAGTAGTTGCCGGAGCCGATGACGAGCGTGGCGTTGTCGTTCAGCACGACGGAGCCTCCTTGGGGCGTGTCGATGGGCCCGGTCGCGTCGCGCGGCGGGCTGGTGTTCGGTGGGGGTGGGCGCCTGTCAGCCCTGAGCGGGCTTGCGCTCCTTGCGGATCGTGACGTGGTACGACGCCTCGTAGCGCCAGGTGCCGGCCGGGAGGTCGGCGTACTGGACAGGGCCGCTGCTGGTGGCCCAGTCGGGCGAGCGGTGCGGCGTGGAGGTCATCGCGACCTTGATGATCGAGCCGCGTCCGGGCACGCGCGCGTGCGCCAGCCATGCGTTGCGCAGGGCGACGCGCACGGCCTCGGAGATGAGGGCCGCCGCCTCGTCGCCATCGGGGTCCTGTGCGAACACGTGGACGTCCACGATTGCCGCGTCGACGAATCGCGGGTCGCCGTCGCTCTCGCCGAGCCCCGGAGAGCGGCGGACGAGCACGAGCGGGAACTCCGGGTCGGTCGACAGGAGGGAGCGGATCGACAGGTCAGGGAAGGCGTCGCGCAGGACGTAGAGCATCACGTCCTCGACGGGACTGAGCTCCAGGTGAGCGAGAACGCTCGCCGGAAGATTCGGCGTCATTGGCCCAGCCCCATTCCCCAAGCTCGGTGTAGAATGAACAGGCCGACCATGCCGCCCTTGTCGCGAATGCCGTAACCGGGCGTGCCCATCGGGCGATCCTTGCGGCCGTACTCGATGGTCATTGCGGCCTGGAGGCCGCGCTCGTCGTCGAGGAACACGTACCAGTCGAGGTCGCCCTTCTCGACGCCGATGCGCGCATTGCCGTCCTGGCGGTGGCCGGCGAGCATTACCGAGGCGCGAGTGCCGGCCATGCGAGCCTGGCGTTGCAGCTCGTGGCTCACGGTCGAGTGGTGCGCGAGCACCTCGGTCAGCTTGGCGCCGCTGAGGTAGCCGTCCGCGATGCGCTTGGGAACGCTCGCCATCACCCGCCGCCAGGCGGCGCCGGGGGGCGCCGTCGCAGGTCGACCGAGATGTGCCGCGTGCCGCGCGTGCCGTGGTGGTAGGCCGGCGGAGCCGCCACGTCCCACAGGTCGCCGCGCCACTGGACGATCGCCCACAGCCCAACGTCGGGGACGTCGGCGCCGACGAGCATTCGCACGACGTCAACCTCCTGCTGGCCTGGCACCTCCGCGCGGCTGGACCGCTGCGGGATGAAGGCGGCGCGCACGGCGGTGCCGTGCTCCATGTCCGGGGCGAGCTTGCGGTTGCCGCGACCGTCGGTGATGGTCGTCAGCGAGAACACGAAGGCGCTCTGCCCGCGGCGTCGCTGGCGGCTCACGGGGCCAGGCCCACGCCAAGGTCGCCCTCGGCGTAGTACGGGAAGGGCTCGCCGTTGTCGGCCGGCACGTAGACCGCGGCTCCGGGGGTGTCCCAGCGCTCGCGCACCGGGCCCCAGGCAGACAGCGGCACGGCGGTGATCCCGTTGGGCCGCGCGATGCGCTGGAGGAGCTTGATCTCGGCCTTCGTGAGGTAGACCGAGCCGGCCTGTTCGCCGAGCCCGTCCCACGCCAGCGTCTCGTCGCCGGCCCGCGACTGCATGAGGCCGTCGGGGTTGACCATGAAGCGGCGCGCGGCCGACACGGTGATCGACTTGGCGATGGCGGGAGCGAGTGCCGGGTCGGGCCACGGCTTGCCGTGCGCTCGAACGAGCGCCGACGCATCCTCCAGAGCGGTCTCGGCCATCGCGAGCTCCTGCTCGCTCAGGTCGAAGTCGAGGCGCCGGACAAGCTCCTCGACGGTGGCGAAAGGCCCCACTGGAGCCTCCTCTCCTAGACGCGCTCAAGCGCGGGGCCCCTGGAGGTCATGTCCAGGGGCCCCGCGCTTGAAGGGTGGGTCAGGCGGTCGGGATGGTCGGCGCCTTGAAGCCCGTGATGGCGACGAACTCGTTCGCCTTGAGCTTGGCCGCGTCCGTGCCCGGGTCGGCGACGGTCACCGGGACCGACGTGGCGGTCGTGGCGAGGGTCTTGGTCGACGCCAGGGAGAGCTTGATCGCCCGGACGGTGTGCTCGTAGTCGCCCACGAAGCCGTTCCGGTTCGCGTCGTAGCCGACGAGGATGTCCTTCACCTGGCGGAAGCCCTTGTAGGTGTTGAACACCGAGCGCTCGCGCAGCTTGAGCGTGTCGTAGTCCCTGATCCACCGCAGCGCGATGCCCTCGTAGGACGAGGTGGCGCCGATCGGCACGGACTGCGGCACCAGCGGCGCGCCGTTCATGAACACGAAGGCGTTGTCCACCAGGGCGTACGCCTCGGTCGGGTCCAGCTCGTCGGCCACGACGATGTTGAAGCCGTAGCGCCGGCCGAGCGTCGCGTCGCGCAGCGCGGAGACCGCCTCGCCCTCGCCGACGTTCTGCGCCAGGGTCAGCTTCTCGTCGAGCAGGAGCGCGGACTCCCAGTCGGTGCCCACGAGCAGGGTGCGCGTGCCACCCGGCGCCTGGAGCCGGTTGAGCGCGGCGCGGGCCTGCACGAGGCCCCAGCGCACGGCGTACTCGGGCACGCCCAGGGTGACGTCGTACACGCCGGCCCGCAGGTACTCGGCGGCCTCGTGGTTGAGGCCCTTGCCGACCGCCTCGGCCTGCACCTTCGCGAGCTTGACCCAGCCGGCGAAGTCCATCGTCGCCTGCTCGTCGGTGATGTGGACCGCCGAGTAGGCGTCCCCACCGAAGCTCATCGCGATCTTGCGCTCGGCGTACTCGTCGAACTGGAGCGACGCCGTGCGGTCGTTGCGCCAGCCGTAGGTCCGGTACGGCAGGACGCCGGGGACCTTGATGTTGATGGTGTCGTCGTCCGCGCCCTTGAACTGGTCGATGCTCTCGACCTGGAACACCTTGGGCAGCGTGAGGGACTGCTCCAGCAGGACGGCCGCGGTCGCGGCGATCTTCTCCGGCTTCACGATGTCGTGCTCGGCCATGCCATGCCTCCGTGTGGGTTGCGGCTGCGTCACTTGCACAGCCGGTCAGTGGGTTGTTGCGGTCAGAACCGCGCGCCGCGCGCCTTCTTGGCGACGGCCACCGGGTCGAACTTGTCGTCGTCCGCAGGCGTGAGCCCGCCGCCGAGGCGGTTCGGGTCGACCTCGGCGGCCGAGCCGAACAGGGTGACGAGCTTCTTGGCGCTGGCCGTCAGCTCCTCCTCGGTGTTGCCGACGAGGAACTCGAACAGCTCGGCGGGCACCTGCTGGGTGCGCGCCACGCGCTCGCGCGTCAGGCTGGCCTCGATGGCGGCGGTCTTGTCGCCGAACTCCTTGAGCGCCGCCTCGTACTCCTCGGGCGTCTTGGCCTTGCCGAGCGCCTCCTGGGCCTCGCGGAGCTGGGTGCGGTAGTTGGCGCTCTCGCGCCGCGTGCGCTCCAGCTCCTTCGTGAGCCAGGCCGCGTCCTTCTCGCCCTCGTTGGGCTCGTCGGTCGGCGCAACCCCCTCCGCCTGGCCGGCGTCCGGCTCGGTGCCGGTGGCGTCGGTCTGGTCGTCGGTGACGACCTCCCCCGCCGTGCCGCCTTCGCCCTCGGTGGGCTCGACGATGAAGCGGAGACGGGGGTTGACGAGCTTGCGGATCATTCGGACGCCTCCTGGGCAGTCTCGGTGGGTTGGCCGCTGCTCCTGGCAGCGCGCCGTTCTGCATTGATGAAGCCCCGCCAGTCGTTCTTGTGGTCTTTCCATGCCGCCTTGTAGCGGCGGTTGGCGTCGAACTGCGGGTCGTTCTTGTACTGCTCCACGCTGAACACTGGCACCGCGGAGCATTGGCAGTTGTCGTGGTACAGGTCGCCGTCGTCGAAGGTGGCCGACGACTCGCTC